CCCGTCGTGCGAACCAGCCCAGGCCCCGGCCGCGTGGATGATGCAGAAGCGCGCGCCGAACTTGACCCAGCGGCTGGTCAACGAATTGTCGGCATCGCCAACGACGGAGACGAAGCAATCATCGCCTTGAATGGATTGATCGATTACGTCAACGCCAGCTGCCTCCCTCGCAAATAGTCGGGAACCCGACAGCCCAACCCATTGATTCTGGCCCTCGTTGATCAACAACCAACTGAGGCCAGACCAATGCCAGCACCAGAACTCACCACGCAGACCCCGGGCGATACCACCGCCAACACTGCGCCAGTCACTGAAACCCCAGCACCTCCAGCACTGTACGTCGCCAAGCATAACGGTGGCGGGCGCTGGAAGATCTGGTCGACCGCTACTGACGACTGGTTCAGCGATTACGTTGTTGCCGGTGAAGGCGCAAAGGAACAGGCCGAGGCAGAAGCTGAGCGCCTGATTGCCGGCGGTGATCCGTTCGTCAAGCCTGCCGAGCCGCCGCCCGAGGTAAAGGCCGCTCCAAAGCCCAAGGCTGTGACTGCCACGCCTACCACGATCAAGCAGCCCGTTCTGACCAGCGAAGGCTGGCTCTGCCCTGAACCACCGGTCAAGGAGTAACGATCATGGGCAGCAAGCCAAAGGCACCAAAGACCGTTGCCGCACCTGATCCGCAGGTTGAAGCCCAGAAGGCCGCAGACCTGGCAGCCCAGAAGGCCAACGAAGAGACCGCCACCCGCAAGAAGCGCAAGGCCGAGAGCAGCCTGCTCTCCACTGGTGGCGCTGCTGGGTCCGTACTTGATCAGGGCAAAAGGACACTCGGCGCATGAACGCAGACCAGATCGCCAAAACGCTGAGCACCTTGAAGTCACTCCGCTCACCGCATGAGACGGTCTGGCGCGATTGCTTCGATCACAGCTACCCGATCCGGGGCAGTGGCTTTTGCACTGAGCAGATCTCCGCCATCGAGGCGCAGATGCGCAAGGCAAGGATGATCGATGGCACCACCACGGACGCGGCGCGGATCTTGTCGTCCGGGATCATGTCCGGCCTGACCCCGGCGAACTCGCTGTGGTTCGGCATGGACGTGGGCCAGGAAAGCGAGGACGAGCGCCGCTGGCTGGATGACTCAGCCGACATCCTGTGGCAGAACATCCACGCCTCCAACTTCGATGCGGCGGCCTTTGAGGGCCTGATCGACGTTGTATGTGCTGGCTGGTTTGCCCTGTACATCGATCAGGACATGGAGAAGGGCGGCTTCACGTTCGATCTGTGGCCTATCGCGAGCGTGTACTGCTCGGCGTCCAAGGCAGGCGGCAAGATCGACACCGTGTACCGCGAGTACAAGCTGACGGCTGAACAGGCTGTCAACGAGTTCGGCGAAGAGAACCTGAGCGAAGGCACGCGCAAGCTGGCCAAGGAAAAGCCGCAGGAAATGGTTAGCTTCGTCCACGCCATCTACCCACGCACTACGCACATGGTCGGCGCCAAGCTGGCCAAAAACATGCCGGTGGCATCGTGCAAGGTGGAAGTCGAGGCCAAGCGCCTGGTGAGTGAGTCGGGCTATCACGAAATGCCTGTCGTTGTGCCGCGCTGGATGATGATCCCTGACAGCGTGTACGCCGTGGGCCCGGTGTTCGATGCCTTGCCCGACTCGCGCACCCTGAACGAATTGTGCCGGATGGACCTGGCAGCCGGTGACCTGGCCATCGCTGGCATGTGGATTGCCGAGGATGATGGCGTGTTGAACCCGCGAACCGTCAAGGTTGGGCCGCGCAAGATCATCGTGGCCAACAGCGTTGAGAGCATGAAGCCATTGCAGTCCGGCTCCAACTTCCAGTACGCCGAGACCAAGATCCAGCGCCTGCAGGGTTCTATCCGCAAGATCCTGATGGCCGACCAGCTCCAGGCCCAGGATGGCCCAGCGATGACCGCGACCGAGGTGCATGTGCGTGTGAACCTGATCCGCCAACTGCTGGGCCCGGTGTACGGCCGGCTCCAGACTGAGTACCTGCAACCGATGATTGAGCGGTGCTTCGGCATTGCCTACCGCGCCGGGGTTCTGGGCACTGCGCCTGAGTCGTTGGCTGGTCGCAACTTCACTGTGCGTTACCTGTCGCCGCTGGCCCGCTCGCAGAAGCTGGAAGAGGTGACGGCCATCGACACGTTCATCCAGGGCGCGCTGATCGTTGCACAGGCTGATCCTACCGTGATGGACAACATCGACATGGACGAGGCCCAGCGCTTCAAGGGTGAAGCCTTGGGCGTACCTGGCTCGATCATCCGCAGCTCGGCCGACCGGGACAAGATCCGCGCCGACCGCGCCCAGGCCCAGCAGGCAGCACAGGAGCAGGAGCAGCAGCAAATGATGATGCAGCAGGCCGGCGACGCCGCGCTTAAACAACGGGGGGCCGCAGCGTGAGCCTGACACCCGAGCAGACCGACGACATGTTCAAGCGCGTGTTCGAGGACCACCACGAAGGCCGCATCGTGCTGGACCTGCTGATCCAGCGCTTTGCAAAGAACGCCTGCACCGTGGGTGGCATCGACGCCATCCTCACCACGTACAAACAAGCCGGGGCCCGTGAAGTCCTGGACCACATCATGAACCGCGTTAACCGCGCCAATGGCGTCCAAGACGACCCTAACGACCGAGAGGAATGACGATGAACATGTTTACCCATGGCCGACTGAACCACTTCATGGCCGAAGCCCCCGAGGGCGGCGACCCATCGACCGCAGCACCTGCAGCACCTACACCCACCGGCTCCGTGCTGGATAGCGGTGCACAGCCTGACTACTTCCCCGAGAAGTACCAGGTCAAGAAGGAAGACGGCTCGCTCGACCTGGAACAGTCCAGCCGCAAGCTGGCCGAGTCCTACAAGCACTTGGAGACCCGACTGGGTTCCGGTGACATCCCGCCGAAGACTGCCGACGAATACGCCGTGAAGCTGGAAGGCGTCGAGGGCTTCAACTGGGACGAGTTCAAGGCTGACGAGGGCACCCAGTCGTTCCTCAATGGCGCGCACGCCAAGGGCCTGACCAATGCCCAGGTTGAGTACGTGATCGGCGAGTACATGAAGGCAGCTCCCGGCCTGGTCGAGGGCGGGGTGCAGTTGAGTCAGCAGGATTGCGCCGCGACGCTCAAGGCCGCATGGGGTGACGAGCAGGCTATGACGCAGAACGTGCGTGCGTCGTACCGCGCTGCTGAGACCTTCGCCAGTGAACCGGGCAAGCCTGGGAACTTCGCCGCGCTCCAGGCCAAGTATGGCAACGACCCGGACTTCATTGCGTTCACCGCCAACATCGGCCGCGAACTCAAGGAGGACAACGCCATCAACGGCGGCGCCCAGGTCAACGAAGCTGACTTCAACATCAAAGCCGCTGAACTGCGCGCCCAGCTCCAGGCTTTGCCCGCGCACGATCCCAAGCGCCCAGGCGTCCAGGCCCAGCTCGATGCGATGTACGAGCAGAAGTACAGCAAGCCGAAGACCCGCTTCTAACTCCCCGCGTCAAATAGTCGGGAAACCGACACCCCCCACGCACGAACATCGCAGGCATCCCAGCAATGGGCCGGCCTGCGATGGCACGCAGACACCCGGAAAGCCCCGAGGCGCAGCAAAGCCGATGCACGCCAGGTAATCCCGGCCCGCGATGCGGACAACCGGCAGGCAATCCCTAATCTGCATTGGAGTGCATCATATGTCCCAGCAAATCACCGAGGCGTTTGTCCAGCAGTTCGCTGACAACTTCCGCCACGTTGCTCAACAGTCCACCTCTCGCCTTGAGACCACTGTTGCGCAAGAGCCCAACATCGTCGGTATGTCCAAGTCGATCAACCGCCTGGGCCAGCGTACCGCTACCCGCCGCACCCAGCGCCACGGCGACACCCCGATCAACGATCAACCGCACTCGACCCGCTACGTCGACCTCTACGACTGGGAAGACGGCGACATGGTCGATGACCAGGACAAGATCCGTATGTTGGTTGACCCGACTTCGGACTACGTCAAGGCCATGGTTGCCTCGCTGAACCGTGCCAAGGACGACGTAATCATCAGCTCGTTGGGCGGCAACTCGCGCTCCACCAGCGGCAATATCATCCTGCCTACCGCGCAGAAGATCGCCGTCGGCGGCACCAACCTGACCAAGGCCAAGATCATCCAGGCCAAAACCCTGTTCCGCACCAACGAAGCGGACGAGGAAGCGGGCGAAGAGCTGTACATGCTCTACAACGCTGCGGCCGCTGCACAGATCCTGGCTGACACCACCCTGACCAGCACCGACTACCTCGCCGGCCAGTTCCTGCGTGAAGGCAGCGTGCGCGGCAAGTGGATGGGCTTCAACTGGATTCCTACCGAGCGCTGCCCGAAGGTATCGACCACTCGCTTCCTGTACGCCTACGCCAAGTCCGGCGTAACCCTGGGCAAGGGCGCGGACATCATGACCAAGGTTGGCGAAGATCCAGGCAAGGGCTTCAACGTCCGCATCTACGCCAAGATGTCTATCGGCTCCGTCCGGGTCGAAGAAGAGAAAGTCGTGGAGATCGCCTGCCTTGAGCCATAAGCCAGGCGCTTCACAACCCAACTCATTGATTCAGGAGCTTTAAACATGGCAACCGTTCTCGCAAGTCTCGCGGCAGCCCGAGTGGCTTACCCGCAAACCCTGGTTAAACCGAACCTGCAAGGTGCGGACATCCAGACCTTCATCAGTACTTACACCGTGCCAGTTGGTGGTGTGGCCATCGGCGACGTGATTTCGTGGGGCTATCTGCCCTTCGGCGCTCGCCTGATGCCAGGCACCGCCATCTTCTGCGCCGCCGGCACCGCGTCGTCCACCATCAACCTGGGCGATGCCGTGACTCCGGCTCGGTACATGGCTGCATCGTCTGCCGCGTCCGCTGCCAAGCTGCCGGCCGAAGCCCAGTTCACCAACGGCGCGCTGTTTGAAGTGAGCGTGACCAAGCCAGGTGACGCAACCGACACCAGTGAACTGCGCTCTGTCGTGGCAGGCGCCGCACTGCTGGCCGGCCAGGTGCTGACCTTGGTGGCCTTCTACGCCGGCCAGAACTGATTTCACGGGCCGCCATGGACGGCAACAATTTACCGGGGCCGTGTGCCCCGGTCTTTTTATCTGGAGGTTGGGATGACAATGGCCACAGGTGTATCGATCTGCTCCAACGCGCTACTGATGCTTGGGGCTCAGACCATCAACGACTTTGCCGATCAGGAGAACCTTGACCGGGCGAAGCTGTGCGCGAACCTGTACCCGACCGTCCGTGATGACATGTTGCGCGCCCATCCGTGGAACTGCTGCGTCAAACGCGCTGTGCTGGCGCCTGATGCTGTTGCCCCTGCTTTCGGTTACTCCCAGTCCTTTGAGCTTCCGGCTGACTTCTCGCGGGTGCTGGAGGTTGGCGCCAATGGTTGCCAGATCGATTACTTGGTCGAGGGCCGCACGATCCAGGCGAACACCACGGTGCTTGAGTTGCGCTACGTGTTCCGCAACGAGGTGGAAAACACCTGGGATGCTCACTTGGTGAAGCTGGTCACCCTGGCCATGGCCGCCGCGATGGCTTACCCGGTGACGCAATCGGCCTCGATGCAGCAAACCATGGAGCAGAAGCTGGAGACATCCCTGCGCCGCGCCCGCGCCGTCGATGGCCAGGAAGATCCGCCGCAGACCCTGGGCGATGAACGACTGTACGCCGCGCGCTTCGGGAGTTACTGGTAATGCCTCGCCTGACGCTGAACCAAACGAACTTTACCGCCGGGGAGGTTTCCCCCCGAATGCTGGGGCGAGTCGACATTGCCCGGTATCAGAACGGCGCCGAGATCATCCAGAACGCCTGGCCCGTCATCCACGGCGGCTGTGTGCGCCGCGATGGCACTCTGATGTGTTCCCCTGCCAAGTACCCGGATAAAAACTGCCGCCTCGTTCCGTACGTGTTCAACGCGGCCCAGGCGTACATGGTTGAAATGGGTGACCTGTACGTGCGCATCCACTTCGCCGACGGCACCTACAGCGGGATCGAGCTGCCCAGTCCGTACGCCCACACGATCCTCGACCGCCTGGATTATGTGCAGGGCGCCGACACCATGTTCATCTTCTGCAACACGGTGCCCGTCTACCGCCTTCGCCGTATCACCAATACCGAGTGGAGCCTGGCCCCGGCCCCGTTCGTAACCAAGCCGTTCGACGAGAAGGGCATCGACTTCCTGACCGCGATCACCATCGACAACCCGGCGGTGGGCACCGGTCGTACCGTGACGGCGTCCGAAGCTGCATTCCTTGCCGCTGACGTTGGGCGCGAAATCTGGTCCGGCGGTGGCGTGGCCAAGATCACCGCGGTGACCAGCGCAACCGTGGCAACCGTCGAGGTGACCAACGCATTCAGTGCGACAACCCGGCCTACTTGGTCGTTGAAGGGGTCGCCGCAGACCACCAACACGCTGAGCGCCGCTACTCCCGTGGGGGCATCCGTCAGCATGACGCTGGGCGCCGCTGGCTGGCGCGCCACCGACGTGGGCAAGTTCGTCAAGATCAACGGCGGGCTGCTTGAGGTTGTGACCTATACGAGCCCTACAGCGGCTTCTGGGATTATCCGGTCTGCCCCGACATCCGCAGTTGCATCACCGGCCAACGCCTGGTCGCTTGAGGCGTCTGTCTGGAACGACATCGACGGCTATCCAGGCACCGGCACCCTGTACGAACAGCGTCTTGCTCTGGGCGGCTCGCCGAACTTCCC